GTTCTCGCGGAGCTGTTCGGTCTCGAAGAGGTGCTTGTCCTCGAGTCCACCTACAACGCCGCGGGACTGGGCGAAACCGAGGACATGCAGTTCATCTGCGATCCGAAGGGCGCGCTGCTCTGCTACACCACCCCCGCGCCCGCCATCGACGAGCCGTCTGCCGGGTACATCTTCACCTGGGACATGCTCGGCAACGGCCAGCACGTCGCGTTCGATCAGTACGAGGGCGAAAAGGGGACGCACTCCGAGTTCATCGAAGGGCTCATGTCCTCCGACATGAAGAAGACCTCCGACGACCTCGCGATCTACTTCAAGACCTGCGTGTAAGGAGGCGAACATGAACGGCTACATCGCGCTCAAGAACATCACGCTGAGCGGGACGGAATATCTCGCCGGGGCACCTGTCCCGGCAGACGCCGTTCTCGCTTCCAGAGCGAACGCGCTGATCCGAAACGGGATGATCGGAAAAATCGACGACGCAGACGCGCACACAGGCGCTCAGGGCGAGATTTCCTCCGGGGAGGTATGTTTACCCATCCTGCTCGAAAACGGCGTCCTGCACCTTTCTGTGAGCGAGCAGGACGTCGTAAAGGCGGTCACGATCCTCCAGATGAAACAGGACGACGCCGTCGCCGCCGTGAACACCGAAACATCGGAAAACGCGCTCGTCATCATCGACGCCTGCTCGAAATCGCAGACGATCAAAAAGGCCGTCCGCGAGAGAGCCGCCCAGCTCGATCCCGAGGACGGTGATTCCGAATGAGCCGACCGACCTACACCTACGACCCGACGAAGATCGGCGAGCGGGGAAAGGACAGGATGCGCTTTGAACTCGGCGACACCGAAGTGGCCGGGGAGGGGCAGGCCGCCGCGCTTTCCGACGAGGAATACGAAGCGGTTCTCGCGGCGAATCCCGGAAAGTGGCGAAGGGCGAAGCTCACGCTGATCGAGAGCGTGATGCGCCGTTTCTCCTACGAGGTAGACGAAAAGGTCGGTCCGCTGTCGCTTTCCCTGCGGCAGAGGTACGAGGACTGGAAAGCCATGTACGATCAGCTCAAAGCGGAGATCGCGGGCGTTTCCGTCCCATGCGCGAACCCCGCGGCGATCAGCGGCGACCACTACTTCTACGAGGGCATTCACAACAACCCGGCAGCCGGGGGAACGGAGAAGCCGAAGGAGGGCTGACGCAATGTTCCATAAGATCGGATTCACGCGCCCGGAAAACCTCTGGCGGGATTTCTCGCTCGAGCGCAAATCCGAGACGACGAACGCGAGAGGACGGGCAGTCAACGGCTATGTCTGCGAGCCGCCCGTCTTCCTCCGTGCCGTTCTCTGCGGCGCGACCCCGGAGCAGATTGAGCGGTTCCATCAGCTCGGACACCCTGTTTCCCATGTCATATCCCATACGGGCAAACCGAGAGCGAAAGCCGGGGATCGCCTGATCCTCGGCAGCACGGCGTACTATATCCGGGGGGTTGACGATCCGGGGGATCAGGGGATCTGGACGCTCTACTACTGCGAGGAAAGGAGCGACGCGCACGATGAAAATCAGCTTGGGTGACGTCAAGGCACAGCTCGAAAAGAGCGTCGCCGAATATGTCGCGTCCACCAATTCCACGGCAAAGACGTGTGCGGTTCAGGCGTCCAAAGAGCTGAGAAATGCCGCCATGATCGTACTCGGGGGAAAGAGGAACGGCAGAGTATACCGCGTGCCGGGGACTAAAAAAGCGACCTATCACGCTTCCGCACCCGGCGAGCCACCCGCAGTCAGAACCGGGACGCTCCGGGAATCGTGGCAGATGGCGGCGTCCTACGACGTTGATATCAGACTAAACCTGAAAGCAACGGCTGAGATCTATTCCGACGTTCCCTACGCCGAACCTCTTGAAGAAGGTCACGGCACGGTGGACCGGCGACCGTACAGAGAACGTACTATCGAGCGGGCGAAGCCGAGGATCGTCCGCACATTCCGCAGAATGATGAACGGGAGGAATTGAGCCATGCCCATTCTGACAACCGAGACGATCACCGGGATCGACAAGACCGCCATCCGTAAAGGCGACATGATCCGGGCGAAGTACGTCTCGTGGACTCGCGCCATCAACGGGATCGTTGCCGGAGTGACAGTCGAAACCATCACCGTGCTGTACATCGGCACGGGGGGGAACGTCTCGAACTACTTCACGATCACCGCCGCCGAGCTCGCGGACGGAGACTGGGAGCTCTGGTGGAGTTCCGACTTTTCCTCCGTGAGTACCGAAAACGCGGCGAGCGAAGCAGAGGACGGGGAGGAAGCCGAAGAATGACGCTTGAAGAGATCATCTATTCCGTTCTCATAGGAAGTCGGGCACTCACGTCCGCGCTGACTTCGTACAACGGGAAGCCCGCGGTCTTTTACGGCTCCGCGCCCGACGACAAAGCGGACGGGTGGGACGGACGGACGCAGTTCCCGCGCATCGACTATACCGCCGATTACGTCAGCAACCCGGAGCGTAAGACCTCCGGCGTTCTGGCGGTCAACATCATGTGCGCCGAGGACGGCGTCCTGCCGGAGGAAATCGAACCGCTTGTGAGGAATCTGCTCTGCGGCGTATTTCTCACCCCATCGGGCGGAATCCCGCATTCCCTCGCGTGGGCGCGGAGCGAGGCATACGATCGGAGGCGCGAGGACGGGGACGGGATCGTGGCGGGCATTTCGGTGCTGTTCGATCTCTACGCATTCCCCGCGCAGGTCACGACCGACCCTGATCCGGTTCTTGCCATGAACCGCTTTGCGGAGGTTGCCCTGCCGGGCGCGGAGATCATCGGCGGCAGAAAACCGCCCGAAGAGGTATTTGCGCCGACGCCGGAACGCCCCGCGATCTACTTCCGCCTCGAATCGCTCCAGACCGAACGGGAAACCAACACCGTGGCGTGGCTCGACGGCGTGGTGGCGGGTCATGTGTTCGCCGGGGGCGAGGAAACGGTCTGGATAAAGCGTCTCGCGGATCGGCTCGCGGAGGCGGGGGAAGTTGAAATGCTCGACACCTCCCCGATGTTCATGCGGACGGTCCGCGCCGACAATACCCTCGACGCTCTGTCCGCGGGTCAGCTGAGGCTTTCCGTCCGTTTCGGCATCCTGCGCAGACCCGGATACCATCACCCGCTCATGCGTCCGTATGGCAACACAAAGCCTCTCTTCAATGCAGAGGCGACACAATCATAAAGGAGGCAGTTATGGCAACCAAAAGAGAAACCGAAACGGGAGAGGTTGAGCAGGAATACACCGTGGCGGAGTTCGCCGCCGTCGCGAAAACCGTATTCAACGCCACTCCCGACATCGTGACCGCCGCGCTTCGGGTGGCTGGCGTGACCAGATGCACGAAGAGCGCGGCGGTTGAGATCGTCGAAAATTTCCGCAGACAGGAGGTATAACAGATGGGGACTTTCACCATCGGTGAAACCAAAATCAGACCCGGCGAATATCACCGGGTAGAAAACGGCGGCGGTATCATCGCGGCGGGTGCTCGCAACGGTATTCTCGCGGGCGTGATCCGCGCGAACTGGGGACCGCTGAATCAGGTCGTGACGTTCGATCCGTCCACCAGCGTCAAGATGATCTACGGCGCGGGCGACGGCATGACGCAGGATCTGATTTCCCGCATGTTCCTCGGCGGCGGCACGAAGGGCTATTTCGTCCGCGTCGGCTCGGGCGGCACGGCGGGCAGCATCACGCTCAAGGACACCGCGACCACTGCGGCGGACGTCGTGACGCTGACGGCAAAATACGTCGGGAACCGCGCATTCACCGTCACCGTCCGCGACAGCTTGATCAACACGACCAAGCGCGAATGCGTCATTTACGACGGCACGTCCGAGTTCGAGAAGGTGACCTTCGACGCGGGCGCGACGGGCGGTGAAGCGGCGGCTCTCGTGAAGGCGTTCGAGTACAGCGAAAACTTCATTGCGACGAAGGTCGCGGACGGCAACGGCACGCTTGCGGCGGTCACGCAGAGCACGTTTACCGCGGGCACGAACCCCACCGTCACGAACGACGCGTACTCCGACGCCATGAACGCCCTCGAACCGTTCCCGTTCAACGTCCTCTGCGTGGACAGCGAAGCGACGCAGGTCCACGCCCTCGTGCAGGCGTTCATCGACCGCATCTATGTCGCCGGGTATTACCCGATGGCTGTCCTTTCGGAGAAGAGGAGCGTCTCGAACACGCTTGACGTGCGCATGAACCACGCCGCGAGCTACAACGACGAGAAGATCATCTACGTGCTCAACGGCGCGGTGAACACCTCCGAAGAGACAATCGAGGGTTACCAGAACGCGGCGCGGATCGGCGGCATCATCGCGGCTGTTCCGGCGAACCAGTCCGTCACCCACTATGTCGTGTCCGGGTACGCGGGGCTGATCGAGAGCCTCACGAACACCCAGATCGAAAACGCGCTTCTCCACGGCTGCATCGTTCTCACGACCAACAGCACGGGACAGGTTTGGATCGAGCAGGGCATCAACACTTACATCACGCCGGACGGCGACCACGATCCGGGCTGGAAGAAGATCCGCCGCGTCAAGACCCGTTTCGAGCTCATGCAGCGCATCGGCGACACCGTCGCTCCGCTCGTCGGCAAGGTCAACAACGACACGGACGGAAGAGCGGCGGTCATGGCTGCGGGTCAGGGCATCATCAACACCATGTGCTCGGAGAAGAAGCTCATTTCCGGCACGATGATCGAAGACGAAGCCAACCCGCCGAAGGGCGACAGCGCGTGGTTCCTGATCGCGGTGGACGACATCGACAGCATCGAGAAGTTCTACCTGACGTATCGGTTCCGCTACGCGCCGGAAACCTGAGAGAGGAGGTAAAAGCCAATGCTGAACACCAGAGGACCCGTCGACACCAGAAAGGTGCTGACGGGCAAGGACGGCGCGCTGTACAACGACGCCGGAGTGATGCTCGCTACCGTCGAGAGCTTTCAGGCGCAGGTGAACGTCACAAACGCGAAATATCAGCCCCTCGGCGACATGCAGGAGCACGAGGCGGCACAGTCCTACGCCGTTACGCTGACCTTCTCGCAGGTCATCATCGAGGACGACGCTTTCATTCAGGAGTTCATGGAGGCTCTCGCGGAGGGGACGCTCCCGTCGTGGAACTTCCAGGGACTCGTTGTGGGCCGCAACGGTTCGGAACAGCGCATGAACTACCGTTCCTGTGTTCCTTCCGGCACCATCGACCTGCAGAACCTCACCGTGGGCGACACCATCAAGAGGGCATGGTCGCTGTTCGTCAACGAACCCCCGGCCCTCCAGAACCTTCTCACTGCCTGACAACAGCCAACGCCGCCGGGGCGGT